GCTTGGGCTTTATGGGGTGGAGATGTTGGCTTCTCTTGGACTAAAAGAAAGATTAAAGAAATAGAAAAAGAAGAAAAATCTAATAGTATGAAAAATAAAGAAGTAAGAACTTTTGACGTTCAAGACTTAGAGTTAAGAATGGACGGAGAGACACCAATGGTTGTAGGCTATGGAGCAGTATTTAACTCAGAGTCAAATGACTTAGGAGGCTTTAGAGAGTTCATCGCTCCTGGAGCTTTTGATGGACGTTTAGATGACGATGTAAGATTCCTAATTAATCACGATGGTTTACCATTAGCAAGAACGACAAACGGAACGCTAAGACTATCAGTTGACGAAAGAGGTCTAAAATATGAAGCTAAGTTAAATCCTAATGTATCAACGTCAAGAGACTTAATCGAGTTACTAAAAGACGGTACTATCAACCAGTCTAGCTTTGCATTTATCGTAGAGGATGACTCATGGGAGGTAAAAGACGGAACTAACTACAGAACGATTAACAAAGTATCTAGGCTTTACGATGTAAGCTCTGTAACATACCCAGCTTACAATGAGGCTAGTAGTTCTGTTGCTTTACGTTCTATGGAAGAGTGGAAAGAAAACGAAGAGGCTAAAAAGCTTGAGGAAAGTTTAAAGGCTGAAAAAATAGAGGCACAAAAAGAAGATGAAGATTTAAAACAACGCAGCCTCCAAAAAATGCGTTTGACAATCTTAAAAAATAAATATTAATATTAATTTTCTATAAATGAAAAATTCAAAAGTAATCAAAGAGGAAAGAGCTGAGGTTATCGAGAAAATGGAAAGCATAGTATCTTCTGCTGAAGGTCGTGACTTAACATCTGACGAAACCGTTGAGTTTGACTCCTTGAATGATAAAGTAGAAGAGCTTAACTCAATGGCTACACGCTCTGAGAAGTTTGAAGCTCTAAAAGCAGCTAACGCTGTAAAAGAAGAGAGAACTAACACTCCTAAAGAGGTTGAGTCTTTCTCATTCCAAGAGGCTATGCGTCAAGCTGTTTCTGGAAAGATTGAAGGTCTATACAAAGAATTAGACCAAGAGGCTAGAAACGAGGCTCGTTACACTGGTCAAAACTTCAAAGGTTTAGCTGTACCATCAATGATTTTAGAAGCAAGAACTGCTGCTGAGACTGGTGCTGTAAGCGCTACAGAGGTAATGTCTTTCACAGACCAATTAGAGGCCAATCTAGTATTAGCTTCTGCTGGTGCTAACGTTTATACTGGTGTAAATAATATGAAATTCCCAGTTATCTCTGGAGTAAATTCTTATTTCTTGCCAGAGAGTGGTGGAACTGCTGGAACTCCAACTGGTACTGCTACAAGTCTTACACTATCTCCAAAGAAGATTGTATCTGTAGTAAATGTTTCTAACGAGGCAATGGCTCAGAACGCATCTTTAGAGGCTGCTCTAAGACGTAACATGGCTCAAAACATTGCAGCTACTATCGAGTCTGCTTTATTGACTGCTGGTTCTAATGTTGCTAATGCTCCAACTTCTATCTTTACTGCTGCTGCTGCTGGTGCAACTGGTGTAACTGCTGCTGATTTCTTAGCTTTAGAAGAGGCTGTAATCGCTGCTGGTGTTCAAATGCAAGGAGCTAGAATGTCTTACTTATTAGATGCTAACGCTTACGCTATTGTTAAAGCACTTGCTCAAGTATCTGCTGTAAGTCCAATTTGGGACAACCAATCTAAAGAGCTTAACGGTTACTTTGGTTTAGTATCTCCTAACGTTGGTAATGGTGGAGCAGCTGGAAAAGCTCACGCTTTATTCGGAGACTTCTCTAAAGTACACATCGCTCAGTTTGGTGGTTTAGATTTCCTTTACGATCCATATACTGGTGGTGCTACTGGAGAGCCTAGATTAATCGTTACATCTTTAATTGATGGAGATGCTGTACAAAATGACACAGCATTCGCTAACTTGATTGAAGCGTAATTTATATTTAATGGAGGGAGTGGAAACACTCTCTCCTTTATTATTTTTAAATGGACTACTACAACTACAATTATAATACATTAAGAGGAAACGGTTACGTTCCTTATGGTAAGCTAGTACTTAAAACTGGACCAACTGAAACTGCTATATCTTTAGCTGAGGCAAAGTCATTTTTAAGAATAGACTCGGACTATGATGACGATGATAACTATATCACGTCTTTGATTAATGTAGCTACTAATGTAGTTGAGGAATTTACTAGACGTAGATTGCTTACGCAAACGTATAACTTATACTTTGACGAGTTCCCTCCTTATATTGATTTACAAGTGGGTGATGTTGATAGAGTTACATTTATTAAATATTATGATACCAACAACACAGAACAAACTTTACATGGTAGTAATTTTGACGTAGATACTAAGGTAAGACCAGGAAGGATATATGAATCGGAGACTGGTAACTTCCCTAACACCTACGAAAGACCTAATGCTGTAGAGGTTGAGTTTATAGTAGGAGGAGCTGCTGCTGATATACCAGCTCCAATAGTACAAGCAATTTATATTATAGTTGGACGATACTACGAGAACAGACAAGACGTTGTTACTGGTACTATTTCAAGTGAATTGCCTTTGATGGTTGACCATTTACTAACTCCATACCGTTTGCTAGAATTATGATAATAGGCAAAATAGCTAGAAAGTTAAAACTATTTAAACAGACTTACTCTACTAACGCTTATGGCGAGAGGGTAGTATCTGATAATAGCTATGTGACTATCTTTGGAGATTTTGACTTCAAAGGTGGTAAAACTTCTTTCGATGCTGATGCTTTAATCAACGACCAGCCAATTGAATGTTTAATAAGATATAGAACGGATATAGGAGTAAGTCCACAATATTTTATTTCTAATGGCTCAACTAATTACTCTATCAAGAGTATTAAGGAAATAGGTCGTAAAGATAAGATGGTCATTTTATTAGAAAAGAATGACGTTGTAGACTTATCACAGACTGCTGCCAATCAATTTGTGTTTACTATTGACACAGAGAATACATCTAGTGGCTCTAGTTTAAATACTCAGTTTATGATGCCATTGGTTAGTAGTGGATCGTATAACGCTACGGTAAACTGGGGAGATGGCTCTAGCGATACAATAACAAGTTACAATCAACAAGAGGTTACACACACTTATAGTAGTGCTGGTCAATACGAAGTAAGCATAGAGGGTACGTTACAAGGTTGGCAATTTAATAACGCTGGAGATAGGCTTAAAATGCTTGACATAAAACAATATGGAGTATTAGACTTATCTACTAACGCTGCTTTCTATGGATGTACTAATTTAGATGCTAGTGCTACAGATGCTCCTAATGTTTCTAGTGATTCATTTTATAGAATGTTTAGAGAATGTACTAACTTTGATGGTTCTATCGGAAATTGGAATGTCAGCACAGTTACTACTTTACAAGAGTCTTTTTATGCTTGTTCTACTTTCAACAATTCTATTAATAGTTGGGATGTCTCAAATGTATTTTCAATGGTAAGTTGTTTCTTTAATTGCACTTCATTTGACCAAGATTTAAACTCTTGGGATACTTCAAACATTCAATATATGCACTTTGGCTTTTATAATTGCTCACAATTCAATGGAGATATATATAGTTGGGATACTACTAACGTAGAAAATATGAGCTTTATGCTCTACAACTGCGACCTATTCGACCAATCTCTAGCAGCGTGGAATATAGAAAGCGTTACTAACTTTACAAGCTTTATGCAGAACGCTACTGGTTTATCTACTTCAAACTACGATGCTACATTAATATCATGGGCCGCACAATCTGTATCACAAAATGAAAGTATAAACTTCGGAGGCTCACAATTTACAGAGTCTGCTTATGCTTCACGATTTAGCCTAATAGAGGACGATGGTTGGACTATTGTTGATGGTGGTATATTTGATCCAACACCAGCCGACTACATAAGCATACTAAACACAAGAGTAGTAGCTGCTGGAGGAGTAGTAGAGAACACTACAGCTAGTCAGCAATTCTTACAAGACTTAAACGATATAACCTAATGGCAGACGGACTATTAAATAAAGCAAGTATTATCTTAACTCCTACTGGTTACAAGGCTGGTACGCTTTACAACGTAGCACCAATAGACGAGCCTTATGAGGACTTTGACTTTGCTAGAACTTCAACTGCTACAAGAATAAATTCAAGTGGATTAGTTTCTAATGTAGCTACTGGAGTGCCAAGAATAAGCTATGATAGTAATGGAGATAATGGACATATATTGTTAGAGCCTACTTCTACTAATCTTATTACTTATAGTGAGGATTTTACTGAGTGGACTTCTAAGACAAATATAGAAGTAAATTTAAACAACACTACAAGTCCACAAGGCGTAATTAATG